TTGTCATCGGCTCTTTCTTTACCCGTGTGGTGGGCCAACAGGACCGCTACGTTGTTGAGCTCTATCAACCGATCGATACGATCGAGCAGCTTACGAATCTCTGTGTTGCTGTTCTCTTCACCATCAAAGAAGTTAATGATTGGATCGATCATCACGATGTCTGGCTTGTGATACTGGATCTCTTCATGGAATGCCTGTATGTCCTGATCGGTCATCAGGTTTTTGCGTAGCCGCCCCGACACAATCAGATTCTGATAGCCCATGCGGATCATATCTTCATCATGTGCGAACCGCCTGAAGTACGTTTCGATCCTGTCCTTCATGAACTCCTTGATGATCTCTGCCTGGAACCACATCACCTTCAATGGTTTGCTGAACGGCACCCCCAGAAAGTCTGTGCCTGTACAAGCACCAGCCGCAAAGGCACCAAGGAAGTTTGACTTACCGATCTTGGGCTTGCCCAACAGCAATACCCTGCTGTTCTGAAACACAAAGGCATCACCCCAGTACTGTTCGATCTGACCGAAGGTTGTTTCTTCCTGCCACTCCTGGTCACTGAAGGGTACAAGACCAAGAGGCCCGATCTCTGGCTCGCCGGGAGCTTCGACCGGATCCTCTTGATCCTGTATTTGCTTGAGATCTTCACTGATCTGTGTCTGCCATTGGCTGGTTTCCCATTCGTTCACACCCGCATCGATGTCTTCAGGATGACGCTTGATGTGGCCTTGGCATATGCTCAGTGTTGTTGTTGCAGTCTCAACGATTGACAGGGGTGGATCACAGGTCTGGTTCCAGTCCTGCGCCTTGATGAGGATTTCCCTCATTCCCCAGCCTTCCTTGATCCACTTGCCGACCAGGCGTGCCAGCTTATCGTTGCGGCCACCCTCTTCTGCAGCATCTTCATTCAACACTTCACGAATGTTTGGTTCTGCATCGCCACCATTATTGAACGCCGTAATCTTACTGATATCCATGTCGGTCAGCGGGGGCAGGTCATCCATGCTGCCTACGCCATACGATGGTTCGCAGTGCATGGTGTATCCCAGACTAGGTGCGACCATCACATAGCCACCGACACCTCTGGTATCGATCTTGTTCTTTCCGGCCCCAGTCCTGACCTCTGCCTGAGCTATGCTATAGAAGTAATGAGCTCCTCCTCGAGGAGTACGCTGGGTCAGAGGCGATCGTGTGATGTTGCCTTCACTGATCCATGCCATGGCCTCATCACTATCCGCATCAACGACGGCAAAGTTTATCCCTGTGATTGCCGCCCAGTTCGCTGCTGGGAATTCATGATGCCAGGCCCGGACTTCCATATCACTTGGCTGCGTGCGCTGATAGTGTGACCAGTTGACGCGGGGGGTCTTCGCCCACTTCGCTTTTAACTGAGGCTCATCATCAAACGGATGTCTTTTCCTAAAGTATTGGGGGACCGTATCATGTGGGCTACCACAGGGGATGATGTGTATGCCGTACTCGAGCAGCTCGTTCAGCCACTCTCCCTTTTGCTCAAAGCTAATTGATTCGCCAGAGAACTCAGGTTGGAAAAGTCTGACCTCATGTGAGCCGATGGATTCTACGGTTCCGCTCATCCTCTTTGGTTCCCTTTATTGTTATGCCTATCTTCTTGGCGTGATAGCTTATGGCCTGGTATTGAGCGCGGTTCTCATCGTCACCCTCATCAATCACAAACGAGTCACCGATGTCCATTTTTAACAGAGTATCCCGCCACTCATTGTCAGGCTCCTTCCTAAAGCTTTTGCCGATAGGAATTCCCTTCTCGATCTGAACGTCCATTTCATCCTCATATATTTCCGGTTCGCACATCTTAGGTGGAAGAACTTTCTGTGTCAAAAAATATTATGAGTAATTAGTGTTGACATTCTGTAAAGCATTCTGGACAATGGCTCCAGTGTAGAGAAGAGAAGTGTGTGATAAGGAGAAGTAGCCTATGGACTACGGACAACTAGTGCGTCAGTACGACACTGTGAAGAAAGAGATTGCGAAGCTTCAGCAACGAGCGAAGAAACTTCAAGGTCAAATTCTCGACACCAAAGAAGCGCGTGAGATTCTTTTACCGCTTTCCAATCAAGGTGGGCAAAGCACCGAATCTGGTGTGACATTCGAAATCAAACGTAAGTATCACTGGGACCAGGATCACCTGCACACCCTCTGGTATCAACAACCTGATGAAAGTCTTCCCTCCTTCCTAACACGACAAACCGTCTACTCAGTCAATATGAAACAGTACAAGGAATGGATGATCGCGAATCCAAGCGAAGCATCTAGGATAGGTGCTGCTCTATCGACTGAGTTGACGGACCCGTCGATTAAATCAATTAACCTCAAGGAGGAAGTAGCATGAGCCTTTTAGATACAGTGCAAACAAGTGCATTGCCTCAAGGCCCAAGCGGTTATCCCCCCATGAAGATGAACATCCAAGGTACAGATGGTATTGGTAAATCTACCTTTGCATCTCAGGCTGACGATGTGATCTTTCTGCAAGCGGAAGATGGACTCAAGTTTATTGAGGCACCACGCTTCCCCGTTGCAGAGACATGGGAGGATCTGCTCAATCAGGTCAGAGGTCTGGCCAACGAAGACCATGCCTTCAAGACTGTGTGCCTGGATACCACCGATGCCGCCTCGATTCTTGCAGAGCGACATGCTTGCGAGAAAGAAGGCTGGGAGGGTATCGAAACACCTGGCTTCGGCAAAGGTCATACAAAGGTCAAGGAGTTATGGACTCACATGCTCGATGGCTTTCAGTGGTTGTATCAGAACAAGAACATGAACGTCATCTTGCTATCGCATGTGGCGGTCAAGCCTTTCAATGATGCAATCAACGAGCCTTACGATCGTTGGGAGATGCGTTGCCACAAGCAGGTTAATGCATTGATCAAAGACTGGGTGGACTTCAATTTCTTTGCGAACTTTGAAGTGAACCTGCAGAAGGATGGCTCGAAGAACCGTGCGATCAGCTACGGCAATCGAGCTCTCTTCACAAAGTTTGCTGCGGGGTACGATGCGAAGAGTCGCATTGAGCTTCCCAACAAATTGAATTTCGACTGGAGTAGTTTCATGGATGCCTATCAAGCAGCCCTTGCTCCTCCTAAACCACAACCCGTAAAGAAAGGAGCTAAATAGCTATGGGTATTCTTGATTCAAATATCGACTGGGACAACGTCGATGAAAACCAACAGGGCGATTACGCACCTGTGCCTGAAGGAACTTACACCATTGAGGGTGTTTCTTTTGAGGAGAAGCAGTACAAATCTGGTAACGAAGGCATCGACATTCAGTTCAAAGTCGTCGGCCCTTCTCATGAGAACAGAAGGATCTTTGAAACTTTTGTGCTGACTGGATCTAACCCTAACGTAGCAATCGGGCGTCTCAAAGCATTCGTCAAAGGGGTTGGTATCAACGTCGATACGACACCGCTCAACACTCAGACCTTGGGTGCTGCTATGAACCAGCCGCTGCAGGCCAGCGTTAGCATTGAGCCTGGTAGCAATGGTTATCCACCTAAGAACAAGATCAAGTCGTTCTTGTCGCCTAACGCAGAGCCTGCACAACAACAGTCTGCTCCGGCGGCTGCACCTGCCCAACAGGCAGCGCAACCGACGGGTCAGCAGGTTAACTGGAACTAAGGTCCTAGGGAGTGAACGGGGTGAGGCGGCATCCTTACATCTACTGCGGACCCTAGGTGCCTCTCCACACCACAGTAGATGATCCGCCACTAATTCGGAGGAACAATGGTTAGTTACTTTAATGAACATGCTCAGTTGTTTTACGCGATCGAGAAGAAAGAAGGTCGGGTGTATCTTGGATACGCGCCAGACAGATCAGAAGCAGAAGCCTATTGTTTTGAACTTGTTGAAGAAAGAAAAAAGGAAATCGACCATGGGACAGGTGAAGAACTTGTACATTGATATGCTCGAGAACATGTCTGAAGAAGAACGTGAGCAGCATGAGATTAATGAATTGATGTCTGATCCAGATGTCTACGATCAATCAGTTCACAAAGAGTTGTCAGGAGGAACATCCGCGCCTGACTGCTCTCACAACTAGCGGATGCAAAAAAAATAGGAAATTAAAATCATGAGTATTTTAAATCAAACAATAGAAAGCAAGATCAATCCTCACCAGGACACTCAAATTGAAATAGGCATTGAGGGCATTAGTCCGTTGTTAATGCACGCTTGGTCTGAAAAGGCTTTGCGTATGCTTGGACTGACTCCTGGAGAGAGGAAGAAGCTGCCGAAAGAAAAACGCACTCCAGAGGCTACAGCTAAAGAGTGTGCTTATTACACTGACGATGGCTCTTATGGCCTTCCATTAGTAGCTTTCAAAGCTGCTCTTATCAACGTAGCACATAAAGATGAAGGCATAGAAAAAACTCTTGTCAGAAAATCTGTCTTCATCCCCAGCACAGATTCAAACATGTGCGTGCCTTTATCCTTTGACAAAGAGCCATATGTTCGTACTGACACCGTGCGTGTCGGAGCAGGTTCAACCGACCTTAGATATAGATTGTGCTTTGAGAGCTGGAGAGCTACTTTCAAGCTTTGCATCGACACTTCTAGGTTATCAGTTCAGGATGTTGTCATCCTTGCCAACAAGGCAGGATTCTCAACTGGGATTGGTGATTGGCGACCAGAGAAGGGAGGAGAGATGGGACGTTTTCGCGTCGATACTTCTGTGCCTGTGACTGAAAGTCGTACTTTTCAAGAGGTGGCGTAATGGAGGTTCGTTGGAGATCAGGCAGTCGCTTTAACAACATTAGAGCAGAAGATGCATACAACGAACTCGAAGATATCAAGCAGGATCAAGGGGGTGTCATAACCCCCGCTGCTGTTGTTGAACGAGCGAGAGATGACACCAATGTTCTGCATGATGGCTTTGAATGGAACAACGATGTTGCTGCTGATAAGTACAGACTGAATGAAGCGCGTAACATGATCCGATCTATTCATGTGATCAGAGAAGGTAAACCTGTTGAACCAGGTGTCCCTATTTATCACAACGTGGTGTATTCAAATGTCTCTGAAGATTCCAAGCAATCAAAAGTCTACATGTCGTTGGACGACATCATGAATGATCCTATTGCTCGAGATGATCTTTTGAAAAGAGCAATCAACGAAGCGATTGCATACAGAAAGAAATACCATCTTTTAAGCGAGATCTCTCAGATCAGCGAGGCAATTAATACCACTATTGCTGACCTGGACTTGGAGATTAAATAAGACAACGCGGGGTCAGACAAGTCCCGGTATGGCAAGGTGAGGCACGGTGAGACAAGGTCAGGCAAGGTGAGGCAGGCGAGGCGTGGCGGGTTGTGTTGAGTCCCGGTACGGTTAGGCGAGGTATGGCAGGTCAGGCTTGGCGGGGTGGGATCAGGTTAGGCGGGGTGAGGTCTGGCTAGGTATGACAAGGCAAGGCAGGCGAGGCATGTCCAGGTCCGGTATGGTTGGGACGGTTCCGGCTGGGCAAGGTGTGACAAGGCAAGGCAGGCGAGGTGGGCCACGGTCAGGCTCGTTGAGGTCAGGCTAGGTACGGTCTGGCAAGGCAGGCATGTTCAGGTTAGGCGAGGTTGGGTGCGGTGCGTTAAGGCAAGGCATGGCAGGTCAGGCTAGGCTGGGTGCGTTAAGACAAGCCCTGGCGTGGCGAGGCGAGGCAGGCGAGGATCGGGTTTGGCTACGTTTGGCCCGTTATGGCTTGGCAGGCGAGGATAAAAGATGTTTGAAATTACTTAACTGGAGATCCGTATGGATAACGAAAAGAAAGAAGAAGTCTTTCAGGACTTTAATGAAGTGTTCAGTGAATTCTTAACGAAAATGGTTAATGAAGAGATTAGGTATGGCGATCTTATTCAAGAGTGTCTGGGGTATTGTACTTGGTACTCCTACATGAACTGCACAGATCCTGATGAGGTTGACTGGTTTGTTAGGAAAATGAAACAGGTTGCGCTCAAAGAGCGTGAAGAAATTTTCAGTGAAGAGGAGTTAATACACTAGTATGGAACTAAGAAACTATCAGAAAAAAGCTTTGCAAAAAGCTCTCTGCTGGTTTGAAGAAGAGACAGGCTACCCACTTATCGTGCTACCTACGGGTGCTGGTAAGACAGTAGTGTTCGCGACTTTGATCAAGCAGTTATACGAACAGGATCCAACGAAGCGATTCTTGATCTTAGCGCACCGCCAGGAGTTGATTTCCCAGGCGGTCGATAAAATTAAAACGGTATGGCCAGAGGCACCAGTCGGTATTCTTGCCGCTAGTCTCAAACAGTATGACCATACCGCATCTATTGTAGTCGCCAGCAGAGACACGTTGGCTTCAAAGAAGCGACTTGAAAAGTCCTACCCTTTTAACTACATCATCATTGATGAAGCTCATCACGTTGGTCCTGAGATGAGGAGTCGGTATAGAAAGATCATTGATCACTTCGAAGATATAGGATGTCCACAGATACTGGGTGTGACGGCTACGCCATACCGCATGGGTCAAGGCTACATCTATGGTATGCAGGACCATTTCTTCAGCGGTGTTGCTTACCAGGCAAAGATTCCTCAACTGATTAAAGAGGGATACCTGTCTCGACTGTCAGCGTTCAAGGTTGCAGATAACGCAGTCATTGATGCAAGTAAGGCGCGACTTAAGTTCAAGGGTGGTGACTACCGTGAGTCTGATCTCGAGTCGTTAGCGATCGTTGATCAGACGATGTACGCCATCATCAATGACTGGATCGATAAGGCATACACTAAAGGTCGAACCAGCACCGTTTTCTTCTGCGTCAGCGTTCTGCACGCTCAGAAGATGGCTATGTTCCTACGAAACCATGGCATTGTTGCAGAGTCAGTGACGGCTGAGACACCGGCAGATGAGCGTGAGAGGATCCTCACAGACTTTGAGAAAGGCAGGATCAACGCACTATGCAATGTCGCTGTACTGACTGAGGGTTGGGATGCACCACGCACAGATTGCATAGCGTTACTGCGACCAACCAAATCGCTAGGGCTGTACGTTCAGATATGCGGACGGGGTATGCGCCCTTGGGGTGACAAGCAGGATTGTTTGCTCTTGGACTATGGCGGCAACATGGCACGCCATGGCTGCATCGATACGGCCAGACCGGAACGCAACAAGCGGGATGAAGAGCTCAACGATGTAGAGATTAAGATCTGGATCTGTGAGGCAGAGAAAGACAATGGCAACCCATGTCTTGCAGTGAATGATTCTGACTACAGTCATTGTATTGAATGCGGAGAGCCTAAGCCCAAGCCCAAACCTAAAGAACCCCTTGGTCTTGTCATGGGGCTTGCGGAAGAAAAGGACGCTGCTGAAACAACTCAGGCTGTTGAAGGGAATGTGTTATCAGATGAACTGGGTGAGCAGGCAGCGACCGAAAGACAGGAAAATGTCAAATGGATACGCGCTGAACGTGCGACCAGTAAGAATGGCAATGATTACTTGAAGATTAATTTCAAGTCTGAAGATCAGTACTGGCCTTACTCCACTGCCTTGATGGTGGAGATGCACGGTAAGGCTAGACAGGTTGCTGAAAAGAAGTGGGGCATTATGTCAAAAGGAATGCGTTTGCCTTACAGCATCGACACGGCCGTTGATATGGTGAATGACGGTGCTTTCGATAAGGTCAGGAAAGTTAATGTAAGAAAAGAGGGTAGGTATTGGAATGTCATCGGCGTTACTTTTTGAACAAATCGATCAATGGATCGAAGATAACAATGAGGGTCAGCGAGGCCATCTAGGGATGAGCCAGATCGGTGATGAAGATGAACGCAAGTTGTGGCTACAGTACCACTGGTGCTTACCATCTGACTTCAAAGGCCGGATGCTCAGGTTGTTTGACCTGGGCAATCGGATCGAAGACCAACTGGTTCACTTCGTTAAAGAGAGCGAGGTCTTTGATCTCTCTGCAGTTGATGCGGAGGGCAATCAGTACAGAGCATCGTTCCTTGGCGGACACTTCGGCGGTAGTTGTGACGGCTTTGCGAAACGTGTTGTACCGGAGGATCCCGAACAGATTCTAGTATTTGAGAGCAAGTCAGCTAACGACAAGCGTTGGAAAGAGCTCAACAAGTCTGGTGATTATCAGGGCTGGTCTAGATCCTACAAGTGGCAGCTCCACTGTTACATGGGCTGTTTTGGTCTAACGAAATCCATGGCTGTTGTGGTCAACAAGAATGACAGTAGCATCTATTCTGAAATCGTAGACTTTGAACCTTCGATCTGGGAGCAGGCTCAGGAGAAAGCGCAGCGCATCATTACTTCTGACGCACCACCACCTGGTAAGAGCGAGAATGACTGGGAGTTAAAGCAGTGGAACACTTCACGGTATCGTGAGATCTATCTAGGCAAACGATTACCAGGCTCAGTCAACTGCAGGAACTGTCACTCATCGTCACCTGTAATGGACGGCACTGATGCAGCATGGCGTTGTGCTAGGTTCAACAAAGAGTTAACGATCGAAGAACAACGTGCTGGCTGCAGGGACCATCGATGGATGCCTAGCCTGGTCAAAGCTGACTTTGTACCTGAAGAGAGCAATGATGATGTCATGACCTACAGGGTTGGCATCTTTACGTTTCACAATGTCACGGCTGATAAGCTGGGTGACAAGCACTTCAGCAGTCCTGAGATGCGTGAGCTATCCAAGATTGAATATCGATTTGGTGATACGGCTGACCTCGAGAAGTTGCGTAACTTTTTTGACGGCACCCTCGAAGACTTCAAGAAGATACAGGTAATGAACGAGGATAGAACGCCGTTCTAGGTAACTCCCTTGGGTCTTTGATGATCTGGATAACAAGCCCTGGATACAGGGCTTCAACCAGCTTCTTCTTTAGAGAAAACACCTGGGTAATCACACCTTTGGTATCTTCTACCATGACATCATCACCGCATCTGTACCTGAAGTCAGCAATGTATTTGCAGATCTTCTTACCTTCTACCACACATTCGTATGGCACCTGAACCTCGAGTTCGCATATCTCTCCCCGGTCCTGCATCTCCTTCAGTATTTTGTAACGGGCACCCTCGAGCTTGGAGTCGAACACGATACCATCGTACTCAACCTTCTTTGCGTAGTACTTGCTCTTTCGTTTGCGCTGCGGGATCAATTAGTCAATGCCTAGCAGTTTATTCATCTCTTGTCTGCGTAATGCTTGAGAAGATTCGCGATTATTTGGTAATGATGGGCTACTTCCTGCAGACCTGCTAGGCAGTAAACTATAATCAGGTGTTGGCGTAGGTGCAGGCAAAACTGGAGCAGCAGGTAGTTCGCTGGTTCTTGCTTCTCCAAATGTCCTTCTCATATCGGCTAAAGGCACAATGTTTCTAATTTTGTTTTGATCTTCGCTTAATTCTTTTTGTTCTATATAAAGATCAGGGTTTGGCATTGATGGTAAGAATTTACCCCGCACAATGCTTCTCCATCTAGGAACATTTGCATCGCTCAAAATAGCGTTAATCTTTTCATTGCTGACACCTAGATATTTTGCGTCATCCATTGCAACTTTTAATTCAGAAGCCAACCTTCTTTGTGTCTCGACTAACTTTTCATAGTTATAAGCAAACTCTTCAGGGCTTCTATACTCTTTTGTTTTGGCCAACCTTCTTAAATCTATTCCAGCGTTACTAATTCTATTTCCTAAATCAACAGCCTTGTACTCTAACGACCTTTCCATATCTAACTTAATTGTTTTAACGCCTGTCATGGCTTCAAACATCTCACCATAAAAATCAAGTTGTTTGTTTTTTGAAACCCTGTATCGAGGATCAACCAACCCGCTGCCAACAAGAGCGGAAACAGGTGCGTCTTTTATATTTAACACCCTAGAAAGCCCATAAAAATTTTTTGCGCCCACAGGTTCTTCATCAGGAGATATTTTCCCAACTTCCCAAGGCCGCACATCTACATTAAATTCAGCGGGCGATATCGTAGGAACTAATCCGTTTAAAACATGCATAAATCCTGAATACATCCTGTCAGCTACAGGTGCATCTTCTCCAGGGCCAATGAGCGCACCCGTAGCAGTTCTGCCATTCATTGCTTCAAAAGTTCTTTGGGTCAACATTGATTGGCCCATAAATGGTCTAAAAAATTCGCTATATACTTGACCCATAGCATCACTAGCTATGCTCAATATATCTTTTTCATTCCTAACGCCGTTGTCCCATGCGTTTTGAACCGCTAAGAACGGAGTAATCATGTACTCATATGGCATCGTGTAAGAAAGGTTAATAACTTCTTCTGGGTTACCGTTACTATCTGACTTAACTACCGCTAAACTAGCATTCCTGTCCCAGCTTGCCGCACCAGACCTTCTATATGAATCTAACTGTTCTTCTGTTGAGCCTGTGGCCATTAAGCTCATAGATGTTATGCCGGAAGGTATACCAACTGCTATAGAAGAGTAGCCAAGGATTCTTTCCATACCCCTAGCTCTCATTAATGGATTTTCACTTGAAAGTTCAGTAATCGCTCTGCCTAATATATTTGTGCTTGTTCTTATAATTTCAGCAGGATAAGCAATGAAATTACCAATCGGCAGTTGTCTTATTTTTTGAACAATCTCCGGGACTCTTTCGTAGTTAGGAACTACATCTCTTGTAATTGATGCTGCTTCTTCATCGATAAAATCATCAAAGCTTTTTTTAGAAAGCTTTGTAACATCAAAGCTTTTTGGATCAAGACCAGCGTCGGTAACAATTCTTGTTTGTTGTGGTGTTGTTGCTTTCATTATGAAAGGAGATCCTTTCACTTCAGAAGCAGCAATCATAGACCTTAGCTTTTCACTTTCAGTTTTGAAGTTAAATATACGCCAGACATCATCACCTCCCTGGTAGAGCTTGGTCATAATGCTGTTCTGATAAGCTTGAATTCCTTTTGATCCAAATATTTTTGCATTAAGCTGGGATGCTTCTGCCGCTTCATCAATTAAATTGTTTAATTCTCCTAACTGAGCTTGTTGACCTATAATCCCAAGTCTGCTGTATTTCTCAGCCATCGCTTTGCCAGATGCATCTTTGCCAAATTCATTTTTTATTGACTTAGAAACAAACGAAAAAGCTTCAGCCATGGTCTGGCCGTTAGGGACATTACCGTTTGCTATGGCAAAGCCCATTGCGCTGGTAACATTTCTAATTTGTCCGACTGGATTGTAAGCTGTTTTACCTAATTGGCTCAGACCTTTTAACCCAAGAAAAAAAGCATAACCAGGACCAAGAACAGAAGAAAGCTTCCAAGAGTCTTGCTCTAATGCATTAAGATAATCTTGTCTAACGTACTTTCCTTTAAGCTCTCCGTACTTAAAGCTATCGCTTAACTTAACGTAACTCTTATCGCCTTGTATGTCGATCAACCCAGGAGGCAACTCATCTAAAAAGACTTTATTGCCAGCAGGCAAAGTGTCATTGTACTCCTTAAGGTATTTAAGATAATTGCCTTTGCTGATAATCCCTGATTGTCTTTTAAGAGTTTCATTTAACTTCACAGAGAGATCTGATCTTCTAGATTCAAGACTTACGCCTGGCTTACTTCTTCCCGTGTACTCACCTAGATATTCTCTAATTGCTTTACTGTTTAAAGTTCTGCCCTTTAAAACACCATCATTCATCTTGGCTAACACAGAATCTTCTGTTAGATTTTTTGGGCTTAATTTTGAATTTACAAAACCAGGTTTTTGAATTAGTTCGCTTAACTGACCTCTAGCTTCTGCCTCAGTAATAATGTCTCCATTTTTTTGATTAGCTTTTATTATTGAGGCAACAGCTTTATCTTGAAGTGCTTGAGAAGGTTGGTAGTTATCGTCTAAAAAAGCGCGATATTGCCTTGTGCCGTATAACCCGAGTTGGCCACCAATGGTATCTGCTACACCTTCAGGCAATAACTCAGGGTTTTTTTGTATTGCATCGCTGTAAGCATCAATTGATTGTCTAGCTCTTTTAGCAGATCGAAACAAACTGTAATCAGAACGAATATTGTCAACATTGGAATTAATATTAAGATTTTTTCCAGTTAAACCATAAGCTTTATCTGCTTCGACAAGAACTTCAAATGCTTTTATTTGCTCCGCTTCAAGAGAAGCTCTAGCTTTTGCTGCTTTTGCAGAGTCTTCTCCTGCCTGAAAAATTTCATCAGCAGGAAAGACCGCTTTATCCCAAGCATCCATGATGTCTTTTGCGGTTATACCGTTGACATCACCTCTTTTAAATATCAAGTCTAGGCTTTGTTGTGCGTCATCAAGCGCGATTTTGTTAGCTTGCAATAGCGAAGCAAACTCAAGGGATCTTGCATCCCTTATTTCTGCAAGCTCTTTTGTAGGTAGCATACCTCGATAGCGAAACTGCCCTGCTAGTTTATCTAGAGTCGGTGATTCTTTTAGAACTTTATCAACGCCTTGACCAATTAGTTCTCCTGCATCTTTTGCAGCTTTAAAGCTTACTTGTAATGCATCACCTACAACAGGCAATGCTGCGGTTTTTGCTGCTAGAGGAAGACCAACTTGGGCTGCTTTTGCAAACAAAAAAGGCGCACCTATTGAAACAGCAGCACCTTCAAGAGCTATCTTGCCTTTGTTCTCTAAAGCAGCAAAGGCTTTTTCTTGGCCATCTAAATATTCTAAGTCTCTTGTTTTGGTGGGACCGGCCCCAATAAAAGAATCACCGAAAGTCTCCATATCAGGAGAAGCTACAGTAAATTCAGCAGCGGCAAGCGGAACTAAAGCTGCTCCTTTTCTAAAACCTTTAGTCGCTTTAAGAACCGCGCCACCAGGTGCTCCGAATTGAACCAAAGCTTTTGGTATTTCTGCAGCTAAACCAAGTCCTCGAATATCGGGGGCATAAACTTCTTGAATGGCTTGTGCTCTAGCAACCAAATCTTTTCCAGTTTCTTCTTGGCCTGCGAGTTGTAAGCCATAACCTATGGTTGATGCTGTTTCTGTGCCTATAGAAACAAGTCCATTTAAAGCTCCTCTTCCCGCTGCTCCAAATGCGCCTATGTCTTCTTGGAGTAGTTCAGTCGCAGGATTATTTTCAACAGAATTAGCAAACTTAACTCGCTCTTTTTCTTGGCTAATAGCTAAATTTCTTTCTTTTATTTGCCGTCTTACTTCGTTAGGATCATCATCATCCGACCAACTAAAATAAGAACCGTCATCTAAGACTTGATACTTCATGCTTACGGATTACTTTGATATCTCATTAATATTTTTTGAGTCGCTGAGTCAGCATTATCAGTTCTGAAAAGGCTTTGAGTGTTTTCATCTATTATATCCGGCGCAGTTGCTAACATTTTAACGAGAGTAGCGTTGTCTTTAGAATCTTGAAATATACTTTGCAACAATTCATTTTCTTCAGCAGGATTTAAGGCTGTACCTGTTTGTCTTTCTATAAACCTTTTTCTAAGATTAAACTCTCTTTCTACATCAAGCATTGATTGATCAATAGCTGCAGCGTCCTTGGCTTGATCAGATTGAATTTTATCATAAGCCATGCCAGCTTCTACTGCTTGAGTAAATGCGTTAACTGGAACAATGCCCTCTGTGGGCTTCATCATTTGACTGGCAATATACAAGCCTTTCTGAGGATCAATATTTCTTAATTTGCTTGTTAGTCTTTCGAGTATATTGCCGCCTCTTTTATTTGCGTCAGATTCAGTATTATTTCCTTCTTTTATTAGTGCGTTTAATCTTTCATTTTCAGCTCTTAATCTAGCCAATTGCTCTGCTACTTGATTTATTTCACTTGGGCTAATATTAGTTGATAGTTTTTCTTCTAACTCTTTAATCTTTTCTTCAAGCTGCTGCTTTTGAGAGGATTCACTCAAGCCATAGAAGACGGCTGCGCCGGGAATACCTGCGTATGCAGTCGTCTTGAGGCCCCTTTTAAGAAGCCTGCTTCCAAGACCTGCAGATGTTTCAGTGCCAGATTCGACTATTTCATCTGCCGCCTCATCTCCAAGGTTGCCAAGAGGTCCAGGCCCTTCAGGCTTATCGCCTTTCTTAACAATTTCTTCTGCTGCATCATCAATTCTTTTGACCACTTCACCAGAAAGTTTTGGGTCTAAATCCACAAATTCAGTTTCTTCTCTTAAGTTATCAAGAGCTTTTAAATCTCCTTTCTTAACTGCTTCTTGAATTCTATTAAAAACCTTGCCCAAAAATTCTGCACCTAAATCAATTGCTTTACCTGTATTAAGCTTCATGATGCCGCCAGCAGCTTTGTCTTCAACTTTCTTGATGTACTCGCCTAGGTCTTCATCAAAGTCCATTGCATTTAAATAAGCTCTTAATGAACCAAGTCCTGACTTTTCTACATCTTCTGCAGTAACTGCAGCAAGCTCTTTGTTATCTCGCATAAAGGTCGGCACCTTCATGTCTCGCGCTTCACCGATGCTAGTCGCGATCTTAGCGATACCACCATCCTCTAATGGTATTTCTATCTCTTCTTCAGCCATCGCTGTTTCAGGAGCCAAAATACCTAACGCACGATTAGTTCCTATTTGAGCCAATCTACTGCCCATACCTGCTCCCTCTCCTGGAGCAATTCTATTACGAGCAAATTTTTCTAATCTTCCAGCGTCTGAGCTGGCACCTAATGTGTTTTGAACACTTTCAACTTTATCGAGAACTTTCTTAACTTTAGTGCCTTTGTATCCTAATCTCGCTAACTGCGCAGCGATGGCGGCTGGCGGAAATCCAATTAACCCTGCGCTGATACTTGCAATTGCTACGTCAACTGGATCGTCGGGATCGATTATAAAAAAATCGGTTAAATCTCTAGCGTTAATCCCCGATCCTTCTTCAGTTTGTTGAAGATTAAAAAAGTCATCAGCTAAATTTATTTCACTGACTGCATCATAAACAGAACCAGGCACCTCTCGCAGCATATCCATGACCCCAGGATCACCGCCATCTTCTAACCTCATCGGCCCCATAAACTGGTTGATCGGGGCAACACCAGCCATGATTCCCCCGCCTGCTCGTTGTTGCGGGTTCTGAAACATTGGTCGATTGTATATATCAGCGATCATTTTTTGCTCCTAACCGAACAAGCTTGTTAAGCCAATTAAAGCTCCCAACCCTTTCGAGAAAGAACTTGGGTCTTGATACGCCCCCATCTGGCCCATGCCACCACCAAAACCAGAGGTATAAGCTGGGAAGAACGGAGATAGTCCCTGCATAAGAGCCATTGCTCTTTGCATACGCATATATGGCTCATCAGCCATTTGAGTTGCTGCGGTATATTGATTAGCAAATGCAGCATCCTGTATTCCTCTGCCCATCTGACCCAAGCCACCCAGCATACCAATCTGACCACTCAGCATGTCATAACCTTGTTGGCCCAGACCAGCCATACCTGCTGCCGCACCTGCCCTTCTACCTTGCATGTCTTGAAATGCGCCCATTGAACGATCCATTGAATCACCATAGCCTCGATAAAGCAGGTCGCCACTGGCTTGAGCCTGCTGTTGCATGGTGTTTCTATCTATCTCTGCTTCTTGAATCGCGCCTCGAGATCCGCCAAACGCACCAGTTTGTGCTTGTCTTGACCTTGCATCTCTCTTTTGTTGTTCGCCTAGTCTGCTAATTTCCTGCATCTGAGGCTGATAAACATTTTGCATGTAAGGGTTCATAAATGACTGAGCAGCCATTGGGTTATAACCCATAGCACTTTGCTGATAATACTGCGCAGCCTGATTAAGTTGAGGAGCGAACCCGCCTAAACCACCAGCAAGATTCCTTGCTTGTATTTCAAGCGGTGATAAACCAGCAGTTTGTTGAATTGGAACAGGTATTGGTTGACTCAACATACCCGGCTGACCGGGACCACCAAAATAAGAGGCTAATAGTTGTCTTGCTGCATACTCCATTGCCGGATCGGCATATGTTCTACCAGCTTCAGGTATAACATAAGGCTGACTTTGATCAACAAGCTCTGTATCTGATTCAAATAAATCGTCAAAAAAACCCATTACGACATCCTCGCTGCTTGTTCGCCTGCTCTCTGAAGGGCATACATCATCCTTGCTCCCTCCATTCGCTCTTCTCGTTTGCTCTTAGGCTTCTTTCTGCCTAATAAATTACCTATACCTCTGACGGCTTTTGCATTAACGACAAACTCACCATCAGATAGCATAGCGGGTATATCGTCTGAAGTCTCTGTTCCTGGACCCGCTATCTGGCCATTCTTTCTAGGGAACCCGCCGCCTGCGACTGTCGCAATCTGGTTATACTGATTGAATGGCATAAACCCAGGAGGAATTGCTCCAGGTGGCATACCGCCCGGAGGCATACCCCCAGGTGGCCCTACTGGCACATAGTTTGGTTGTGCCGGTATTGGTGGAAACGCACCATCTCTTACGAGCGGTTGCATTGATGCGATACCACCCATGGGTCCAGCAGTTCCACCGAACCCAGAGCCTTGGTAGTTTGCGTACATTTGCCCAGGTACGCCACGATAACCTAGATTAAAATTTGGCACCTCGCCTGTCGGCATAAATGTGCGAGAGTTTCTTAATCGCGGATCTATTGTTTGTAAAATAGAAGGACCAAACGGATCGAACAGATCTTTATTGCCATACACTTCCATTGATCTTAGTGCAGCCGCTTCCTGTAATGAGCTAGGTTGAGGTCCATCCGTTTTCGAAGTTGCTGCTGCTAGGCCAAGAGCTGCTAATAGCCATGCTGGAACACTGCCTGGTGGTAAATTCCTAATGTACTCATCGAGTGTTGCTCGTTGTGTTTCAGTTAATCCATCAACAGTTCCATGCTCCAGCGTTGAATCAAATACTTCTTTCCCTGTAGCATCTTTAGAAAGATCTGCATGGGGATTTTCACCTGGAGTAGGTGTGCCGCCACCTTCAATAATATCCTCTACAGTTCTTACATCTTTTTTAGAGGGACGCTTTTTCTTAAAAATATTTCCTAAGCCCAATGCGCCCAGTCCACCTACAAGAATACCTGTCCCTGTTGGCAAGTTAAGACCTGCAAAAAAATCTGAAATTCTTTTTAAAAGAGTTTTCTTTTCTTCTTCGGTTTTATCGGATTTTTCGACCGCTTCTTTTAATTCTTCTTCAGTAACTGTTTCTTTTTGAGAGCCTGCTTCTCCTTGAGGATTTTCTTCAATAGCAACTGAATCAGTTTCACTTCCATCTTGTTTTGGAGGCGGTGCATCACTTCCGGGTAATTTGTCTATACCTCCTTTTTTTGTCTCATCAGTTTCTTGACCAGAAGGATCTTGTTGTCCAGAAGGTGGCAAATTGTCTTGAAGCCGGGTTGGTTGCTTTCCAACGTCATCGGCTGGGCCAATAGTAACGGTTCTTTTAGCTTCTCCGTATTTGTCATATTGATCGTACAGTTGCCTAAACTCATATACTGATGATACAGGCACTCCTAAACCTACTATTAATTTTCCAACCTGCTCATCAGACATTGAATCTATTTTGCTTTTAGGAAATCCCATTCTCCCTTCTAAAGCAACAAAGACATTTGTAAAATCTTGGTTTTCTATAGCAGCATTAGTCAATTTACCAAGAGCAATGCCTGGGTCAGGACTACCATGAGCAGACATGTAAGGATTAGTATTTCTGGCATCGTAAACAGAACTCCCTGGACCTCCGGGGACGTAGCGTCCGCCAGCGGTTCGAGTTAAGGTGCTGCCTGGACCATGGTCTTCCATGCCATGTCTAGATCTAACTGTTTGCGCGCCTGTAGTAAAATCAGTGCCTGTAAACGGACCTGCTCTTCCTCCAGGAATCTGACCCGGAGTAGCTACTTTTGCTAGTATTGCTTGCACTTCCGGATCTAACTTATCCCAATTAGTTTCTCCCCCGCCGAAATTACCGGGATCAAAAATAAGTTGCGTTCTATCTTTGTCTTCATTTAAAGACATTTAACACCTCCACCGCTTACGCGCTTGACGTAATCTGGAATTGGGATCTTTTGCGGCTTTCGGAAATTGCTTCATCTGACCCGCCGATCGAGCACAGAAAGACTTACGCCGCTTTGCATCTTTACTACCAGGCTTTACTTCACCAGTAACAGCAGTCTTCAACTTGCTACCAGGGTTGGCTCGACGATAAGCAGCAACACCCGCTGGGGTCATACCTGCGCCTTCACTAGTAGGACGGAAGTTTTTCTTATTCCGCTTTGGCATAACCTCGCCACCACTATTAAACTCTTGAGCATAACGCCTAAACATTAGCTATACCTTGTCTTCTTTCTACGATCCGGCATGATTGCACCGCATCCTTTATTATACTTCATGATAAAACCGCCTGTAGAGGCGAATGTTTTAACATTGGTAGGCTTGCCGCCTACCCCTTGAGGCTTGGCCCTCTTCCTTGCTACTGCGCTTTTACGCTCACTGGGAGTCATTTTAGCAGCCTTTGCAGCAGGTACACACTTAGGATATGCCCGACTGGAATCCTTGGTTGATTTACGCCCACACGGCTGAAACTTGCCATCTATCTTAGGCGCACCGATATCAACCCAATTTCCTTTTGAGCCTTTACCAAACCACTTTTTTAAGCTCATTAGCTTATCCTGGTCCTTGGCCTCTTATCAGGCTTCATTCTATTAAATCCTTTCGGATCAATCATCCGGTATCTTTTGGCCACAAATCCACCGCTATTCATCTCCTTTGGCCCCCAGTCCTTACGCTTGGTGCCCGAAGGGTCTTTGATTTTGCCTGCACAAATCTTGCTGGCATAAGCATTTGCATAAGCTGACGGGTAAACATCAAACTTTTTTTTGGCAGCATTTTTACCGCGAGGGCATAACTTGGTCATTATCCTACCTCTACTACAATTGAACCGTTAGTAACTACTTGAACACTAGTCAAACTGGCAGTCATTCCTAGCGTATTATCTCCATATGTAATTGTTTTAAAAGAGTCTCCATTGTACACCTGTAGCTTTTCCAAGCTCGTATTCCAGATCACATCACCCTTAACAAAGCTTGATGTATCAATGGTTGTCTGATTGTACTGCGGGGTATTGTCAACATCGACGGCATTTAGATTAAGTTCTAAAACCCTGATCGCACGATTAAATGTGTCGGAACTTACCTGTTGTTCTTGAGCAATTGGTAAATTAGTTTGAAGAATCTTGGCCATTAACGCTTACCATTAGGCTGCATATCTAGCCTGTTTCGACCTAATCTAAAGCCAACGCCAGCATTGTCAGACTCAAACCGCAAAGCGGCCTGCCTGCCTCTGGCCCTCATATCTATCTTTGTTGTGCTACCTGTAAACGATGTGGTCTGATCTGTAGTAAATGAATCACCAGGATAGTTTCTAACTTTTAAGACTGCGTTCATGGCCTGACCGCTACCACCTGATCCAGTAAATTTAACGTCCGGAATCATGCGTTTAATAAACTGAAAATCTTCGCCATCACCTAGATCAAAATCGCCTGATTGGATATACACAGATGTCATGGGTGATCCATCATTATCGTTACCGATTTCATGGCTATACAAGTATGGTGTGCTGCTACTCTTACCCGCTGCTATTGGGTTTGCGAAAATACCTTCATCGACCCAGGCAGTTCTGGATAACTGTCCGATTGCCCAGCTATTTTCTTCATAGTTATAAGATACATAACGATCAATAGAGTCTGAACTGGAAGAGCAATAAAACCAGCCAACCTCATCAAACTCTTTATTAACATACCCAAAGAACTGATAAGACTGTGATTGATTAAAATCATCGTAAACATAAGACTGTACTGTGCATGGGACACTTTGCACTGTACCCGCATAACGATAGAAACCTTTGCGATCCATCCAGAATATGCCAGCCGGTGTATTGACCGCACAGTTTGGCCCGATAAGGGTGACACCTTCGTTCACAAGGTTGAGGCCAAAAGTTAAAGGTGCTCCGATAAACTGTAGGCTGTACAGCGCGACATCAGTCCAGATTAATGTCTCCTGTCTAGCCCTGATGCCACCTATGATTTCTGAACCAGCAGAACATCGTAATGATCCAGCCGTGTTTGTTGATCGAGGTTCCCATTCTGCTGCGTTCTCTTGGTCAGAGAAAGCGATAAGCAGAGGATCAATGCTGCCACTCCTTGCACCATTTTCAATAGGATCTGCACCTAATACTAAGATGTGACGATCTATGTCAGATACAATAACCTGAAGCCCTTTAGTAGGGGCCATGTTTGCGCCTGATAAAGATGTTAATGGTATTGCTCTAGTTGAAATGCCTGTGCTGTTATCCCAATAATAAATACTGCCTGCTCGAGGATTGGCAATCAAATCTTCACCAAAGTTATCCATGGACCACAAACGTAATTGATTGGTGGCAATCAAGGAACTAGTTGATCCCCAAGTGCTGTCACCCCAAGCGTTTACACCCCAACCTGTACCATCAACGAAGACATCAAGACCAACATTGATCTGATAAGCACCTACTGTGGATCCGCCCCCATTGCCTGAATCATTGGCATTTGCGGTAACTGTAGAACCAGAAGTAGCGTCTTTAGCGGTAATAGTATAAGTATTAGTAGTTGGAACTGATGCGATTTGATATTCCTGGTTTAATACTGCAGCAGTAATATTACCGCTACCTCCTAAAGCAGCAGCCCCAGAAAATGTAACAAAATCATCTGCGACTGCTCCATGTGAAGCATCAGTTACTGTGATTGTTGAAGACCCATTAGTAGCAGCAAACGTAACGTCACCTGCACCAGTAGTTAATCTGATTGGCGTAATGTCACTGTAACTATTGCCCTCTTGAATATATAACTTTAGCCTAGTTCCTAATCCAAGCAATTTTGTACCAGCAAGATTGACCCAATTATGTAATTTTCTGCCAGTTCCTTCGTATGAAGGTGACACATATTTTTGCCAACCGCCTATCTTTTCAGCAAACCCTTTGCGAAATCGAACAAGATTGCCATCAAACCAACCGCCTTCAGCAGTATAGCTTGTGCTTTCTTTGTTAATCCCTGGTCTAAAATCTAAAGGTTGTAATGGCATATTAACCTTCTAAGTCATCCATCATTACTAAAACACGATTTCGTAAACGTGTAGCTCTTTCCGGTGTTTGTTGCGCCCATCGAGAGTCCATCATCTCTAAAGAAACTACACCCCAGGCTTCCTGAGCAACACCTGCATTCATATTCTTAAACCGGCTAAGTCCAGTCCGGCCTAATTGAAAACACATATTAACCAAGATGTGACGCATCTCTTGTGGGATTTCTTCCCAGTTATGGTACAAGCCTTTACATCCATCGATCGCTAATTGTATGTCATTTTGAAAGAGCTCATAACATCGTTCTTCCGTAATACATTCTTCTTCAGGCACATCATCGTAAACACCATGGATTGGCAGATTAGCCTCTGCGTCAGTGTTTAAAACCTTATGGCCAATCCCTATGGTTGGATGCGACTCTGAGCAAAGATACTTATGTAATACCTTTCCTTCGTCAGCAGCTATCTCTTCATATACTTGTGTTACATCAACGCTCATCTATACCTCGCAACTATGTAACCAATACAAAAACCTAGTAGCATTCCTACTGCCAGATCCATCATTTGTTCTTACCTGCAAATACCTGACTTCCAAAGAACACGCTGACTACGCCTCCCGTAGCAAGAAAGTACATATTTGCCATATCACTCAGCAGAACGGCGGCATCGTCCATGTTTAAAAAAGAGCAGATAGCTACGCCAGACGGGTACAGGAGCATTCCAAATAAGGCGAACCAAACCATATTTCTTTGAGCCGTACTCTTTTCATGGAGCATCTCAAGCTCCTGAAGTCTTGCGCTTATCTCCAACTCATCATCAGTCACCACACCGTCACCGTCAGTGTCATATCTAGCGTAGCTGCTTTCTGGTTCTAGTTTTTTAGGGTTCATTAGTAATGATCTGGAGATTTATTCATCTTTACATAGTTAAGCATATAGTGATCTTTGATCAGGCTTTTACCGGGCTTGCCAAACTCTAACAGCTTAGTGTGTCTTCGCATTAGAGGAGGAACCAACGGCACAATATCCTTGCCGTGTCTATATTGCGTCACTGGAACCCCGTCTAATATCTTTAATCGTCCACATCTGGGTGCGCCAAATGTTACGATCTGTAACGGTGGTATCTCATCCCTGGTCATTAGAGCACCAACGATTAGAGCAACTGCCCCACCCAAGGAATGCCCTGTCAACTCAATTTTTTTATGGTCTATGTCTCGTTCTAAACAAACACTGGTGACCTTGTTGACCAGCCGCCGACTTGCTTTAAGAAAGCCTGCCGGACACCACCCCAATTCGCGGGTCCATAATGGCAGGATCCTTAAATCGCGAAGCGCGTCTTTGGGTTCATCTGTTCCGCGAAAAGCGAATACATTCTTCCTGACAATGACTTCAATATTGGCTTCTTCAAAGTCCGACTCTCGATAGCTTTCAGCGCAATAATGACTGAGATCTTGATGACTAATCATTGTTGCTCCTTTCATCGGGATCTAACGCACAGTCAACATGATCATTAGATCGTTCAATGACAAAAGGCTCTGCAAAAAAAGGAACTGTAGAAGGTATTTGTATTTTGACAGATTTAGTTCCACAGGTCGGTAT